GTTAAGCACAATTAAGTTGATGTATAATGTTCTTTACACTTATTACAATGGTGGTGCTTAACCCATTCGCTAATCATTTCTTTGCCACATTTCGGACAATCACAACTTAACGGTTCACGTTGTTGGCTAACACTAGATAAAGATAAATTTTTAACAAACTCTTTTAATACGTCTGTGATATATTTATCAAAAGCATCAAATTCATCAAACTTTTTACCTATTTTATTGCAATACCAATTTATTTCTTGCATTTTGTCTTGTATGTTCATTGTTTTTGTATTTAATTCTGTTATTATTCACGCAACTAACCTTAACCATATCCGTTGTAAGTCATACTTACACCAAGTCACATTTTCTACAGGTATCGTGTGCCCCTCTAAACTCACATAAAGTAGTGCCACAATTAGGGCAATGATGGGTATAAAAACGCCATATAACATTGTATAATCCACATTTAAGGTTCATCCATTTATGTAACTTTGTTTCTCTAAATTTTGGTATATCTTTAAATGCTTTCATATATTTTAATTTAAACTCAACGTGATGTATATTACAACACCTTCTTCTCTAATGCTTTTATGTGTTTGCAACGTCTATCTGCTGCTCTCCAACTTCCAGGACAAGAGCATCTGAAATTTCCTGATTCTGGGTAGTACATTGTTTTATACGTTTTATTTGCGTTGCTACTACTAGTATGAGTTTCAATTATTGTTTCTTCTTTCTTTGGTTTTTTAGTCTTAGGTTTAACCCATTTTATATCTTCTAATCTGGTTTCAGGTAATACTTCTTGCCATGTAGGTGTAATAAATTTTTTATTTCCTAAACGTACTAAACCTGGGGGTGTTATTGGGTGTCTATACTCATATTTAAATAAATTATAAGATATAGAGGGTCCCAAACCATTAGGGTTAACATTTAAATTAGATTTGTCTTTCCAGAACCTACGGGTCCTAACATTACCATATCTATTTAAATTTGAAAATTCTACTATAGGCATAACCTTTATTGTTTTAATTTATTAATCTCTAATACTAGTTCATTTATTTTCAACATCAATCTATGCATATTTTTTGGTGTTGGTTCAAGCATTGTTACTCTCTTAAAATCAACGTCTTTTTGAGTAGTTTCGCCACTATCCCAAGTTGATATTTCTTTTATATCTGTATCTTTTACTTCTTCAAACATAACCTTTTATTTTTAATTAACAATGAAACTTCGTGCCCCACTTATATGTAAATATACGAACCCTTATCCGGGTAACCACAACTATCGCAATTGTTTTTGTACCTTTACCCAATATTTTATAGTTCTATTATATCTATATCCTTTAGGACCACCATTCCAATTCCTTGCAATAGTTTCAAAACCCCCCTTGGGGTGGTGGTGGTTTTTCCAAACCATAAACATTGCAATTGATTTTTCTCTATTAAATCGATCTTTCAATTTAAACCGTTTTGGTATATGGGATATTTTCAATATGCGATTAACTTCTCGAACCATGATTGGCCTTATCTGCAATACCCCAATTGATGGTTCTCCCAAATGTGTATCACCAATAGCGTTGGGTTTACCGCGTGATTCAACGTATATTAAGGCATTAATTAATTTTTCAATGGGAGGTGGTGGTAATACCCCTACCGGTTGTAGTATAGTGGGGTTTGTAATATTATGTTTTAGATTTTTATCTAAATTAGAAACACTCCCACTACTAAGGACTAGGGGGAAGATTAACATGATAACCTTTTTCATATGTTTTACATTTTATGTTATGTAATATACGAAAGGAGGGTTAGGGAAACAAATAGGGTATTAGAAGAGATCTAAAAAATTAGGATTAATGCTTTTCCCCTTTAACTTTTGGTTTTTTTCCTCATTTTTTAACATTCTAGTAGCTAACTTTTCTAGGTGTTTTTCTTTCTGCACATCATAGTCTTTTACAATACGATCATGTCTACCTCTTTTTATATTTCGAGTTTTCTTAGCCATATTTTATATTCTAGATATTATATCATATTCTTCAGGACTATCATCACCTAGCCCTAGTTCTTTTAGACGTTGTAGGTGATAATCATCAACCTCCCAATCAACCTTACCCTTACTTATAGGACGTTCGACTGATAGATTTTCAATTTGTTTGTCAGAAAAAATATCACCCACAGAGAGAAAATAATGGTTATAACATAACATTTCTATATTTTCTAACTTATAATTTTTTTTATTATTATCCTTAAAATGTAATAGAAGTGGGATTTTATAATCTAATACCCTTCGCTCTTGAAAATCACATTGAGCACATTTTTCCTCTAAATACCCCTCAGTAGTAAGCCTATATTTTATCTTTTCAGGTGAAAATGATGAAGCATTTGCCCTGCCTTCTATTAAATCTAATAGTGCTGGTTCTTTACCACCAACTCTTAAAAATTTAGGTATTCCCTTACCTGATTGGTTTTTATGTTCATCAAATAAGCTGTTATGTGTTTCACTATTATATAACTTTGCCCACTTTTTATAGTGTTGATATGAACAATTCAAATATCGAGCAGCTGCCATATTTGATTTAGTTTTAGCCATTGCGGCTTTTATCAATTCATGACTAAGTGGTTTAGCTTTGGGCATTATTTTTTAGTTTTATTTTCTATTCCGAAACTTATTCGTGGTTGGGGGTTAACTTCATCTTGGTAAAGATCATATTGTTCTTTACTCATAATTTGAATATCATTCCAAGTATGATCACCAGACCCTTGTGTTGTATTAACTGCTTGATAGGCCCCTACAGTAGAACACTCAACACAACTTTGATAGTTATATTCTGTTAATCTAAGTTCGGGCATTGGTCTTTTACAAACCTTACAGGGTATCATTTTTAACTTCATGTGTTGTTTTTTTAAATTACACTCATAGCATAACTATAAACCTTTTCTAGAATATACATAGAAATTAATAAAAACCCACATTATGGTTACTTTGTTTTAAATTTAATATAATCCCATAAATCTTTAGGAGTTAATAATTTAACTAACTTACCATCTTCTTGTTCTAAGTCAATGACTTTTCCATCTGAATCAAATCTACCATGAATGTACCAACTAATAGTTTCTCTAGCTTGATCGCCATATAAATAAGTAAAGTCATTTTCAATAACTTCCCATAAGGGATCTATTATTGCTGCTATAGAGATTCCATAGTCTTCAAATAAACTTTCTTCTAATATATGAGAGTCCTGTAACTTGTTGATAGTGTTGATGAATAGTAGTTCTTCAGTAGTATCTAAATTATCCTTAATTCTAACTTCGGGGCCTAAGATGGATTTAAATAAATCCTTAATCTCATCTTCTCCTTCTATATTAAATTCCATTCTCGAAGGTTGATATTACAAATAATCTTTTAAATTGTTCCAATGCAAGATTTTTCCTCGTACTAGCTATATCATATGCTTGTTCTTCATTTAAGGCATATAATGTTCCTATAGGTTCTTTACTTACACTGCTTGTAGGGTAATACTTCCATTTTATCATATCTTATCTATTAGGGTTTTAATTTTACGACATTCTTCATAATCTTCAATTTTAAGAAAATACTCGGTAATGTTTTGGAGTGCTATGTGAAAATTTTTTCTATCTAATTCTATAATTATAGACATATTAAATATATTAAATAATTCAGCGGTATCCAATTTATCTTCAATTGATTTCTTTATAGTATCATAAGATTTTAATAATACAAAATCACTAAATTCTTCATTGGATTGAAGATCAATTAAATCTTGTGTACTACTCCATACTAACTCTATATATGGTGCCCCTTCTTCACTACCTTTATTATTTTCTTCTTCTTCTTTCATAGTAATAGGGGTTTTATGTTAATTATAAATATTTAAAATCTAATCCCTTTAACCATGTTTCCTTTAGGACGATGTGAATTATTTTCAAATAATCTAGGAGGCATTCCCCACTTATACCTAAACACCTCAGCTGCTGGTCCTTCGGTTGCTTTAAACTTATCCCCTTCCTTACCATTTTTAGTAGCTGTACTCCCAAAGTGGTATAGATGAGCTTTATGAGTTCTAGAAAAACCTAACCCTATCAAGTCCAATTTTAAAAAGAAATCCCAATCACATATAAATGGAGATTGGTACATTGTATCAAACCCACCAACAGCCATATAATATTTTTTATACATGGCAAATGGGAAAATGCCCCCATCTAAAGTTAATGAATCTTGTTTTATAGAATCTTCGTATTTAATAAATTCTCCATATTTAAATGTGTTTGGGTTTCTACCAAAGTCTTTAACTCGGAAGTTAAATATGCCTGGACCTGTTGGTTCTATTTGGTTTAAAGTTAATACTGATCTTTCTTGAAGTGTTTCTGCAATTGTGGTATCCCACTTACTACAAAACACATTATCATCATTTACTATAAAAATTATCTCATTAGTAGCATTCATAACAGCTAAGTTGAGAGCTGTTTGCATTCCTTGGTTTTCTCCTAAGTCTAGTATTTTAATATCTTTTTTATACTTATCTAATACTTCTTGACTTTCTTCAATAAAACCATCTACAGCAACAATAATTTCATTTTTGTAATGTTGTTGGTTAATGCAAGAAAATAAACATATATCTAAATATTTAGGATTTCGGTAAGTGGGTATAATTATACTGATCATATTCTATTCCAGATTAATACTTGTTTCCAATTAGTTAATGGTGATAACATACCCCCTTCTACATGGGTGCAGTATCCTGGGATGCAGGATACTAAATTAGACCCAATATTCCAAAGATGGGTAAACTTATCATGATCCTTAGTCCACTTTTCAACTAAATCACAATACTGAATGTGTATGTCAAAATGTTTTTTTAAGGTTTTAAACCTACAAGCATATGTGTTTGTTGTAGAAGGTGTTGTTCTCCAATGTGTTGAAGGAGTTACTATTATTTTGGATGTTAGTTTACTATACATATTTTCCCAATACTTATCGGGGTGGTCATATAAAGTATAATAATCAGCCCCTATAACATTAAATCCTTCTAACATAACATCAACCCATTGAGGTTTATGAAGATAATCATCTTCAAGAAAATATATAATATCCTCATCATCATAATCTTGATCATTTACGTAGTTAAGTAAGTTAAGAAATGATTGGGCATCGTTTCCACCTTTCATTGATATTTTATTAACATCTTTACCAGATAAGAAATGATCTTCGATTTCACCATTACCAGAATCATGGAAAGCTGTATATTCTACTCTATTGTCTAAAGTTTTGAGTAAAGAATCAAATATCTGTTCCCTATCAAACCATTCAGGTCTAGGTTTATGTTCAGAATTTGTAGAAAAGTTACAATGTCTTTGGAATATTCTAATCATAGGATTTTTATTTTTTATAGTTAAATTTTTCAAAATCTCCCCTAAATATAGTATATATCTTTTCTTTAGTAGATGGATTTAGGGATGCTAGAATTTCTTTTTTATCAAACCCCCGTTTGTCATTGTTAGTGTGGGAGATTTTATAGTGTGTGTTTAGCTTTTGTTGTAAGGTATTAAAATCCTCTTCAAAGTTTTCAAATCTTAAAATCATATCAACATCCTTATCTATAAAAGAATATTGTGGCAATTTATGATCCATATCAAATTTTAATAAACTATTATCAATCCAAAAATTAAATTCATCTTCATCAAACTTTTCAATTTTCTCCCCTTCAAAAATACCATTAATATAAAAATATTCAGACAGGGTTCTTGTATAAGGATTTCTTACAACCGTAAAAGAAAACCAATCCTTTGTAAAGGGACATTCGTGTTCTATAAGATTATGTGTGAGGTGTTGGGGGCAAAATTTAACACCTTCAATAACCTCAGTATGTCGTGGTACAAATAGATTATGTCTGTGGAAAAGGTTAAATGCTTTTTCTATACTGCTACCCCCAGTTTTAGGGATGTGGATAAATTTAAACTCATGTTGGAGGCTTATAGGCATAATTATTTATTTTTTTACACTATATTAATAATATTTTGATTTGGGTGTTGGAAATGGCATATCCCCCCTATCATAATGTTTTTATGGCTGCTGTCGTGAATGTTTTCACTCTTAACTATTTCCAACAATATACGATAATTTACCTCAGAAACCAAATGACATTTAGAAAGATTATTTCTAATTACACACTTCCTTAAAAAATCTTCACAGGTCCACCCCTGAATGTAGTTCCAAATTTTTCCACTATAATTTTCTATACTTTGGATATAGTCATAGGTTTCATTTACATATTCTTTATCATACAGATAATCTACTTTGGTAACATCTATGAAGTAAAAGTTTGTTTGGGGGTAAAAAACTTCTTTGATAATTTTATCAAAATCAAAGTTACATTTTTCCATCTTACCATAACCAATCCCATTCATATAGTAAAAGTCATAATCATCTTCAACTTCCATACCCAAAATACTTTCGTTAAAAACTACATCATGGGAAGATTTACATATCCATTTTATTTTGTGTAGGTGGCAATAATCAATTATGGCATTTTCTGAATCAGCATTTCCAAAGGAATGGCCTCTATTTTGTTCTAAATCTAATATTATACAATTTGGGAAGTATTTTTTCCATAACTCTGTGTTTTGTTTTTGGAGGGGTGATGAATAATTGACAACAATCAAATGTTGTTTATATTCTTTTAGTACTTTTAGATTATATAATATGTACCTCTCATGTAATTCTAAATCACTTTCACTACCCACATGACCTGTAGAACAATAATAACTTTTATTTATTAATTTCTTTAACTTCATTTTTTCCAAAAACTATAAATTCCTTTTTCAATTTCATATTTAGGCCATATAAATCTATCTCTCATAGGTTGTTGTTTAGCCCATTCCCACATTTGTGTTAAACCTTCTTTCATTGGCGTTTTATATTCAAATCCTAACAAATCAATTGATTTCTGAAATGTTGGTATAGAATGTTTAACTTCATGTCTGCCTTCTAAATGAACTATTTCCCCATCACCTATAACTTCTCTTAAAATAGAACAGGCATTATTGATAGATACTTCTTCAATTCCTCCTAAATTAATTATCTGCTTACTAGCTTCTGGTCTTACAGCTGCATTCCATAGAGGTTCAATTGAGTCATCTATAAAACTAAATGCTCTAGTTTGATCGCCATCTCCAAATATGGTCATAGGCTCTCCATTTAGGTGTTGGTACATCCAAATCCCAAGCACATTTCTGTACTTGTCCCATATGTTTTGTTTTACACCATAAACATTATGGGGTCTGATAATTGTGTAATCTAACCCATGCTGCTCATTAGCTATTTGAATATCCATCTCACAAGCATATTTTGCAACTCCATAAGGATCTATAGGTGATTGTTGTTGGTCTTCATCAAATATTCCCCCATCTCCATGACCATATACAGCTAAAGTTGACGTAAATACCAGTCTTTTAACGTTGTTTTTAATGCACTCGTTAACTATACGCGCCGTTGATTTTAAATTATTATCATAATTATAACACCGTATAAATGGAGATAAACCTTCGGCGGCATAAGCAGCAAAGTGAAAAACATAATCAAAGTTGTTCACTTCAAAGCAATTTTCAATTGGGTGTTCTGTTAGGTTCATTTGCCAAAAATCTACTTTTGGGTTAATGTTTTCCTCATAACCACCACTTAAATCGTCAATCCCAACAACTTTATATTCTGGTTTGTTTTCTATAATCCAATCTGCTAGCCTACTTCCAAGTAAACCCGCTACACCTGTAATTAATACTGTTTTTTTCATATTGTATCGTAATAGTTATTTTGTTTTTCTTGTCTTTCTATATCTTTTGGATGGTATAAGGCCCATTCCTCTTCTAAAGGTAACATACCATGCACTTTATATCCCTCTAACACTTCATGCACTTTGTTAACCCATTTAATATCAGGGTGTCTTCGATAGATTCTCATCTGCCAATCACCCCAATTAACCCAACCTTTTTCATTTACATTCCAACCCCATCTTTTAATATGTTCTTCTGTTAATCCCTCAACGGTATTTACTCTAGGGACTCTCAACATATCAACTTCAGGATTAGATTCTAATACTTCTGGTAGGTTATCAATTAAGAATTTATTTGGTATCTCATCGGCATCTATCTGAAATATGTAGTCTCCGGTACAAGAATTAGATAGCATGTTTTTCCAATCAGCAAAATGATTATTGAAAGGTTGCTCGGCTAATGTTATATAATCATTAGAACTTAATTTATGAAGGTATCCTAATAATTCAGACGTAGCACTGTTTTTAGTTAAATCAACTAATACTACAACTTCATCATTAATCCTTTTATTTATCAGTAAAAAAGATAACAATCTTTGAATTTCAACAAATTCATCACATACTGTTACTGCATAACTAATCTGCATTTTCCTCTTGATTAAAAATTCCTATATAATCTAAAGCTTCTAGGTAATCACATTCATCAAATTCTTTCATGGTTTCCATATCCATTCTCCACTCATAAAATTCTCCTTCTTTATTGGGGATTGGGTATTTTTCTTTTTCTCCATCTTTAACAGGTACGGCTAACACTGCAGCCCATTTCCAATTAGCACCACTTTTACCATTAGCAAATATCATCCCTAAAGATGGCATATTTACTGTTGAAGGCATCCAAATTTTGCCATTTTTATCTTCTCCCATTAGTTCTTTATATAAGCTAGGAAGTAATGCCATCTGGTCTTCAAAAAATTGTGATCCTTCAACTAGTAAAGAATTAGTTATAAAACCACACCCATAACATTGGTAGTTTTTTACTTCGTGGTTAACCTCTTGCATGTAACAAGCATCAGATCCACATCTATCGCATTCTATTAAGTTATCCATAATTTTATTTTTGTAGTTTTGGTAAATTTAATTTTGGTAGTGTTAGTTTTACTGCCATAGGCATATCTGATATATTATTATCCAAAATTTCGTATATTTGGGATTTCATACTTTCATAACTAAAGTTCTTCTTTAAAATATTTTTATAGGTTTTACCCTTTTTATACCAATCCTTATAATTTGCTTTAACATCAACTAAAGCATTTCCGAGTTGGCCGTGGTCAACCGAAAACCATTTAGATCCTTCAACTAACATTTCGGGGTGTTGAGCGGATGCATGGATGTCTGTTAAAGTTCCACCTAATAATGTGTGGTATTTGTTATCTAAAAAATCCATTTGTCCTGACCACCCCGATGCTATGACGGGTTTACCTGTTAATGCAAATTCAAGTAGGGGACGACCGAAACCTTCACCTTTTGTAGCAGAAATCATTGATTTTATTTTTGGATGGTTATAAAGTTCATTAATTTCAGTATCTGATAAATCACCATGTATTAAGTAAACATTAGGGATTATTTTAGCATCTACTGTTTTTCTAATAGCATCTATCCTCCTCATTATTTCTCTTCGGTCCATATGTGAACCCTTTCCACAACTTGATTTTAGAATTAGAGCAGGGGCGTTAGATTTATTCTTAAAAACTTCATAAAAAGCCTTTAACATTAACCCTACATTTTTTCTATCTTCACCCATTTCTCCCTGTAACCAATGCCCTACAAACAAATATGCAAAGTTCTCGGGAATTGAGTCTATATGTTTGTATAACTTATCACTAGTCATTGGGTTTTTCAAAGGTTTATATACATCTAAATTAACACCTTCAATTAATACTTCTACGGGGGTTGTTAACTTTAGCTCTGCTGATATTTCGGGGTTGTTTTTATCTACTACTTTATATTTAGTAATTTCTAAAACATTTTTAGAATGTGTTGAAGAAGTAAGTACTAAATTCATTCTATTACATCCTTCTATCCATGAGGCCGCACATTGTGTAGTTTCAATACCAGCAGTTAAGCCTATATTATATCGACCTACAGCTTGAAATTCATTAGGTACTGTAATCTGGCACCAAATGTCAGGTTTATCTCTGTGGAGGTTGACATTGTCCATTAAATAATCATTTAAAAAACCCCATTCTTTAAAATCATTAATAAATCCCTTTCTAGTATCACCCCACCTTTGAGGCACTATCACTACATCATATTTTTCAGATTCAATAATAGCTTTTACGAAATCTCTACTTCTTGCTCCATATCCTGAATAGGTATCTATTGGGCAGCTTATATAAAATGTATTTCTCATTAATAATTTAATTTATGTTTTAAAACTCTTGTTTTGTAATCTGTATCTTTTAAAAATACAAAATTGTCTCGGGGAGTCCAAGTTGAAAATAATTCCTCCATCCCTTCAGTAAATGTTTCTCCCATCTTTATAGATGTAAAACCGGCTTCATCTCCTATAGCCCATTCTCTACCTAAATTTCCTTTTGATTCTCTTTCAGAAGCAGACATATTGTATAATTCAGAAAATCTAACTGATGCTTCCCCAGCATCACATCTACTATCCCAAATATAGGGGGTTGTTGGTGATCCTACTAAAGACAATGCTTTAGGGAATACTGGTAGTACCCACTCTCCATGTTCTTGATAAGTACCTTTATGATTAGAAGGTACTTCTTTAGAATTGACATACCACTTACCATCATTATCAACAAACCTCATCTGATCTTGCATTCCACCAGTCACATTGGCAATAAAAGGAGTACCTGTAAGTAAAGATTCAGTTAATGACAACCCCCAACCCTCGGCAGATGAAAGTAATACTACACCATCAGCCATATTATATAAATAATTCATATAAGTAGTTGGTAATTTGCTATTTGAAATTGCTATGGAATTATCATCACCACTAAACAAATAATCAACTACAGCTACTATATCAGTACCATGGTCGCTTGTAACATCCGTGTGTAAAATAAACAAACATTTATCTTTTTCTTCTGGGGTGAGAGTATCAGTAAACATTTTCCAGGCTATTAAAGCATCTGGAAGTGCTTTTCTTCTAATATTTCTTGAGTTAAAAAATAAAATAAAGTCCTTTTCTTGTCCTCTAGTAATCGTTTTTTTAAACTTGTTATACTCCTCATCTGTTTTATCTATAGGGAAAAACTTTTTAGTATTTAAACCATGAGGAACATATTTAATTACTTTATCTTTTGCTTTCTCGCCCAACACTATTTCATTAATAGCTACGGTTTGTTTGGAAATACCAAATAAAGCATCACAAGACTCATAAAATTCTTCATTGTATTGAGGTGCCGGCATATCATCCCAAATATTAAGGTAAGCTATTGGTATTTGACTTCTTATTTCTTCCTCCATTTGAAACAACCACATAAAATAACGTGGGTCTGTGATAAGGAGGATAGCATCAGGTTTTTCTTCCCTAATAACATCTCTTAAAACATCAGCATTTCCATAACCATCTGTAGGGATTAACTTAACATTAGCATCATCAATACCTTGTTCTTTGTTCATCTCCTCTGAAAGATCAATAATTTTCCCTTTTTCAGGATGTTTAACACTTCCGGCTAATTGAACCCAATTATAATGTCCTACAGTATTTAAAACGAGTTCCCTACCTATCTGAGCAACTCCAGAATGTACACGGATGTCATCTGTAAGTAATAGGATTTTTTTCCTATCTTTCTGTTTGATATAACCTTTTTTCATTTATATGTTATTTTGTTAAATTTGTTTGATTAGTAATTTTTTTTCTAAAGTCTTCATCTGTTAAATATAGAAAAATAGCTCTATCAGATAATTTTTGAAAACTAAATTTTCTTTTTACACATTCTATTTTAAAATCTTCAAATAGATCACTTTTTACTTTTACACTAGTTAGTGTCATTTCTCTGTTGGTACTCATAATTATTTATTTTATTATTATTATTTCACATACATACATATATAGAAATATCAGTACGTCGCAGAACATAGGTGAGTTTTGTGGAAGGGGCACCATTTACAGTTATTGTTTATAGTAGCCGGCATTTCCTTATCATTAAAACCATCTTTTGTAAAACAATTATCTAAGAATATTTTAAGTGAGGATGTTGCCTTATTAACTGAGGTTTTACCTGAAGGTGGCCTGAATTGTTGGACACGTTTAATTACATAATCCTCAGATTCCCATAACTTGCGTTTAACAATAAAAAACTCTATTTCAATGTCATCTATAGGGATATCATATTGCTCAGCAAAGAATTTCTTATATAAAACTAACTGGTGTTGTTTTGATTTATCCTTTTTAGCATTAACATTCCACCCATTAGTTGAGGTTTTTATATCGATTATAACAAACTTATTTGTATCTTCATGGTATAACACGACATCAAGGAAGCCCATGTATTTAACGCGAGGTAAACGTGGATTAGGTGCTATTACAATTGGCACCTCACAACCCACTAATGACCACCCACGTTTTGAAAAATACTTACTTCTATTCTTTTTTACATATGAGATTATTTCAACCCCATCATTATAAAATTCTCGGATTTGTTCTGGGGAGCTAAAGTGTATGTCTTTATTTGATTTATAGGCTTTAGCATAGCACTCTCTTAATCTCCCCTCAAAGTCTTCTTCAAGATCAATGCGATCCGCAGCTGCTGCACTTTCATTATACATCACATCAAGATACATTTGAAGTGTTTCATGTACAGCTGTTCCGAAAGTCATATGGATGCTTTGTTCTCTTACTTTATGACCATCTCTATAATTTAACGCCCATTTTTTAGGACATTGGGTGTACATAGATAATTGAGAATATGATATATTTTTCTCAAATGCAAAGTTAACAGGTTCCGGGGGGTTGTTTTGTATCTCCCTTACTATTTGTGGTATTTTCTTTTTCTTTCCCATATTATTTCTTCCACTTATTTCTACCAACCAACAAACCTATTATACCATAGTTGGCTATATCAATAAAAGTATCTTCCATACCTTCACCCTTGACATAATTTTTCCCGTTAACCATTAAATTTCTTAAACGTGATATTTTGTCGGTTAATCTAATGGCTAATCCAGTTAATGAGAATTTTTTATCATCGCTATTATTAATAATATCTCCCCCTAAAGCTATGTTATTTAAACCATAGTCTAAATGTTTACGAGCAAACATTTCGTACATTTCGTTTTGGATATTTTTAAATTCTTTGGATAGTTCTGGATACCCTTCTTCAAAAATAGTGATTGTTTGGTTAACCTCATCATCAATATATTCTTGAATTTTTTTAGGATTTTTTGCATTAATAAGATTTTTTGCATTCATAATTTCTCTATCACTCATAACTTTTTCTAATTCCTTTCTTATTTCTGATCGTGCGTCAATACCTACATGGTCTGGGGTATCTGTAAGATATTTTGATATTGAACTACCCATTTAGCTGTCCTTTAGTGTCAAAATATTTATCTAATGTTGCTATTCTATCATCGGCATCCACTAACATAGCAAGGGCTTCTTCTCCATTTTTATATAAATCAGATGTTGAATGGTCTCCAATACCTACAGCTTTGTTACCTAATAAGTCAAGGGATAATAGGGCTTTTGCTTTATCTGCTTCAGCAGATGTACGTAACATATGTAATAATAGTTTCATTTTAATTTTGATTTTTTGATTATTTTTTTTAATTCTTTTTCATCTACCCCCATTTTAGATAGTATATCTTTCACCCCTAAAGGCCCTAATAGTGAGATGTACTGGTTTGATTCTTCTATAGAACATTCATGATATTTAGAAACATATTCTGATATTTCTTGGTATGTGTTTTTATTTTGGTTTTTAATGTATTTGAGCCAAAGTTTCTTTCTAGGAATCATTTCTTTATAAACAGTATAAATCTGTTTCTTATTTTGAGGGCTTATCTTTTGTACATAATTTACAACGTCTATATAACCCAAATTCATAGACATATATCTATGAACCATATAAGAATTCCATTTATCCCATGAAGATTCTGAGAATGAATCTGGATGAGACTTGTTTAATGTTATCTCATCCAGCCATCCAAAAATATTTGAAATTTCTGTCTTACCCATCAATCATGTGTTCCTCATAATCTTTTCTTAACTCTGCAGGTATTGTATCTTTTAGGATCTTACCTGATATGGGGTCAAAAAATACAGGAATAGGCATTACAGCATCTTCTTCTGCTCCTACTAAGAACTTTGATACTTTACGTAAAACTACCCCTTGTTGGAATACTACATTTCCTTCTTTTGTTTCTACTACTTGAGTGTTTTTTAAATCTACATTAAGATTCATTTGTTGTTTTTGGTCTTCCATCTTGTTTTTATTTATTATTTATTTTAATCCTATTAATTTTGATATTAGTGCTAAACAGTTTATTTCTTTATCTATACGAAAATTAGCTTGGTAACTATACTCATTAATGTAAACTGCAACCATCCCTTCACTTCCTGGTAGGTATGTTGATGAGTTATCATATAGGTAACGATAAAACTCTTCAAAATCCTTAATATTAGCATTAGCTATAATTTGTCTAATTTCTCTCCAATTTGGGGATTTAGATTTTAATTTATCTAATACTTGATTCATATAATTAGATGATACAAGTATAGATTTATCAATAGCTAATTTATTATCCTGAGTGGATAGTTGAATAGTATTTAAACATTTACGTAAATCTGGGTAGAATTGGTTGGTTATTACCTTAATATCTTCTAATTCAAATTCAGTATTTTCCTCTCCTAAAATCCAAGCAATATGTTTGGCAACATCTACTTTTGTTGGGGGAACTATTTTTAATACTTGGCAACGTGATTGTAAAGGATCTATAATACGCTCCACATAGTTACAAGTCATTATAAACCTAGTCGTTCTAGAAAAGGTTTCAATGACATTGCGGAGAGAAGCCTGCGCTTGGATAGTAAGAAAATCAGCTTCATCCAAAATGACCACTTTAAGTGGTTTAAAACTAGCTGTGCTCGCAAAACCCGATACTTTATCTCTAATAGTTTCAATCCCCCTTTCATCAGAGGCATTAATATAAAGATGATCACAATTAAGGTTTTTAACAATAAGTTTAGCAAGTGTTGTCTTTCCAGTTCCGGCAGGTCCATAAAATATTAGATTTTGAATATCATTTTGACCTAAATAGCTGGAAATTGCCTGTTTAATGTGCTCATTTCCTACATAATTTTCTAGTTTGGTAGGTCTATACCTTTCAACTAATAATGTGTGTTCTGTTTTTATCATAACTTAAATATACGAAATATTTTATTAATATCCAAATTAAGCTCCTTGTTTGAATTCCCCATATAATGAATACATTTTAGGTTCTTCTTTAGGTACCTCATACTCATGTTCTTGCACAGCATAAAGCTTACTATCTAAGGGGTCTAATCTATAAGCTCCTTTAAATCCTGTATTTTGCAAAAATGCTTCTAAAACATCCGTAAGGGTTTTAAATACTTCCTTTTTAGGGTCATTAACTAATGACCAACGGTCCCCTGGAGGGACACGTTGAGCTATTAATTCATTATGTTCTACTTTTTCGGTTGTATTACTGTTCATTCTAGTACATTGGTTGTTGTGGTGGAGTTTCTGGGGCTGGTTGGTTTACTACAGAACATTCTGTAAGTAAAACTGTACCTGCTACAGATGATGCATTTTCTAATGCTGTTATTGTTACTTTAGATGGATCTAAAATACCGGCATCTAACATATTTACAACCTCTTTTGTTTTAAGATTATAACCACTCCAAAACCCTGTTGAGGTCATTATTTGGTGCTTACCAATCATTTGGGCGTCAGTTGACGTATAACCTGCGTTTAAAAGTATCTGCTCAAATGGTTTACCACATGCCTCATATACAATTTTAGAACCTATACCATCAAGACTAATAACATCACGTGAATGTAATAATGCCGCTCCTCCTCCAGGAACAATACCACCTTCCAATGCTGCTTTTGTAGCATGAAGTGCATCATCTACACGATCTTTTTTCTCTCTCATTTCTACTTCAGTATGTCCACCTACATGGATAATAGAAACACCACCCACCATTTTAGCTAAACGGTTTTGTAATTGTTCAGTAACAAATGGGGTATCTGATTTTGAAATTTGTGTCTGTAACTCACTAACTCTTTGATCAATGGCATCTTCATCACCCTTACCATCAACTATAGTAGTTTCTTCTTTAGATATTGTAACAGTTCGAGCTTCTCCAAACCAATCATAAGAAAATTTATCAAGTTTCATTCCCTTATCTTTATCAAATACTGTACCTCCTGTTAGAGTTGCAATATCTTCAAGGATTAATTTTCGTCTATCTCCAAAATCTGGGGCTTTTACTGCTGCTACTTTTAAAATACCTCTTGCTTTATTAACAATTAGGGTAGCTAATGCCTCATTTTCAATATCTTCGGCAATAATCAGTAGGGATTTATTTGTAGTAGAAATACTTTCTAAAATTGGTAATAATTCTTTAGCAGTAGTAAATTTATGATCTGCTATTAAAATATAAGGATCTTCTAAAGTACAACTCATACTATTGTTGTCAGTAACAAAGAAATGAGATTTGTATCCCCTATTAAACTGCATCCCTTCTACAGTTTCAAGGTATGTTTCTCCTGATTTTGATTCTTCAATGTGTACTACACCATCACGTCCTACCTTTTCGATTGCGGTAGCAATTAATTTTCCAACTTCAATATCATTGTTAGCTGATATAGTTGCAATCTGTTCTAGTTGGTCTTCACTTGATATTTCTTGAGAAATCGTGTCTCTAAGATATGTTACAACTTCTTTTACAGCGGCATCAATTCCTTTTTTAATATCAACAGCATTTTCACCATTATTAAGATGTTTTAAACCAGACTTAATTAACTCACGAGCTAATAGTGTAGAAGTAGTTGTACCATCTCCTGCTTTTTCTGCAGTTTGCAGTGCTGCTTCTTTAACCATTTGGACTCCTAGATTTTGTGTTAAATCATTAACTCCAATATGTTTAGCAACTGTAACACCATCCTTGGTATGGATAGGTTTTACATCACCGTTATGACCAGATTCATCGATTAGTACATTCCTTCCATTTGGTCCTAAAGTACACACAACAGCATCTGCTAGTTGATTGATACCTTTCATTAATTCTTCTCTTGCTTGAGATCCAAATTTAATTTCTTTTTTCATATATATTATTGTTTAGTTGTTATTGCTGCAAGTATTTGATTTTCGGGTCCTACAAGATAATCATCTCCTTCAAATGGGAGTTTGGTAAATCCTTGAGTTGGTAGAACTACAACGTCCCCAACTTTACTAATAGTAGGAATAAACTCTCCCATCAAGGTGCTTTGACCGGGCCCAACAGATATAACTTCACCTATTGTATTTTTTTCATTCCCCATATCAGGAACAATTATTGAACCATAGGTTGATTCTTCCGCTTCTATAGGTTTAACTATAACGGCGTTGAATAGTGCTTTTAATTCTTTCATAGTTTTTTGTAATTTTGTAATGTTTTTAATTCTGTTAATATTTTATTCCATTCTTCTAAATACCCCCGGACACTAGAGTAATTTTTTCCCTCACGGTTTAATTTTTCCTTTGCTATCCTTTGTAAAGCCGACCCAAATGTTGAGTAATGACCTTGAGGTTTTTCATAGTCTTGAAGTACTTCTCCTTTTAGTAATTTTTTCCCTAATCTTTTCTTTTTAGGAGATACAGTCTCATATACGGTGTAACAATGAGAATCTTTCCCTATAAAATAGGGTTCTAAAGAAGGATCTTTAATAGTTGTTTGTGACATATAACTTGATTTATTTATTTAATGGTAATATACGAACCATTGTGCGATATACCCCGCAGGTTTTAAGAAATTTTAAAAGTCAGTTTCAGCTCTACGCACCATAAAATATTCACTATGAGTTCCCTCATTTGAAAATTCAAATTTAAGTAAACCCATGGAACTGAGAAGCATTTTACCCCCTCCCATATCTTTATTTGCCTGGAGTATTGTTTTTAACACATCTGAGTTGTATGGTATTTGTAAGTTTAACTCATCAACTCTCCCCATTACCTGATATGTAATTTTATTATTGTGTCCAGCTTCATCTCCAAATATAAATTCAACTACTTTATCTTTATCTAGGTTCTCGGTTGTTGTGATTAACATATTATCCACTTGGGGCAGTGCACTTTTGGCTTTGATAAGGTTTGTGATATCTTCAGCCGTCATATCTAATTCTACAACCCAATCTTGGATATTTACAGTTCCGACCTTATTAATAAGTAGAGGATCAGATAAGGCATAAGTTAGGTTAAAATTTAAATCTGAAATATTTAACTTAGTAGTAATAGCATTATTTTTTTCTAATTCAAGTAATAAGTCTCCACTACATATTGACACTAAACTTTGTAATTTTTTTGGTATCATATATTGCCAAATTTCCATCTTCCATGGAAAAATTATCACTAGTAACTTTACCAATAACATCTTTAGTAGGGGTCATGAAATTAATACTTATTTTTTTATCCTTAATTACCCATTTTACGGATTCATTTAGTCCTAAATAATACTTATCGATTATACTTTGTAATTGTAATTTGCTTATCATGTTTATAACTTTTTATTTATATAATATACGAATTTGTTTTAGGTATTCCTAACTTTTAGTCTAAGTTGAAGAACATATCCTTATAGGGATTTAACGAAAGAGTCCAACCTAGGTCATTATAAAAACCCTCTAACTTATTTAAAAGGATTGATTCAAAAATCTTTTTTCTATCAGCATACTGCTCAATAAAATTTTCAATTTTTGGTGGTAAATCAAAATCTAAAAATGCAATAGCATCTATCTGATAGGGATTTGATTTTAGATAAATCCATTTAATTTTTTTCCCCTTGAGTTATTACTTTGTGTTGGTTACTCAAGCCCCAAAACCTAAGTAAATCATTATACCTAATAACAGCTCTAACAGCTGCTGGTGCTCCTTTGGCCACTATAGTAAACATCTCACCAGCACGAGCTGCCCTTTCAGTGTACTTATTTAATGTTTTTACAGATGTAGGGTTACCTAGTTGGGTTAAAGGGATTGTACCATCTAGTATTTGGATTTTAAATTCTTTAACACGAGCATCTATGTTAGACTGTTGCTCCCCTTTTAACACATCTACTAAAGCCTTATGAAAAAATTTACCTAATACTGGTGGGAAGTTTGCTTTCTTAAATTCAAGACCCTTAACATCTAGTGACTCTTTTGTAATACCTTCTTGTTTAGTAATCCATTGAGCATACCTTCTAGTAGCTCTGAAGTAAGCTGCTCTAATAACACATTCAGTTTTCATTTCAAGTCTGTGTTTACCTTTAGCATTAAAACAATCTGTAGCTAATTCACTGTAAGAATCAGTAATAATGTCTTGATATTTTAAAGCTATTTCTTCTAACTTATCATCTTTTTCTTCACTAGGCATTTCTGCAAAGTCTGGATATAAATGACGAAGTAGAGGTTCAGCATGGATGTAAATTGAATCGGTATCTGAGTATGCTACATAATTAGTATCTTCAGAATCACAAATCCACCATGGAGTATCTTCTATATGTTTCATAATTCTATTTCATTTTTAATAACCTTATTAATGTGTCTGTTAGCTGTTAGGGCACTCTCCTGGATTATACGCTGTCCAGAAAGTGTTATAGCCTCACTCAGGATTACATTACCATATCGGAATGAACCAAGTGCAGTAGCCCCATAGAGGGAATTTAATAAAATTTTCATAGTGTACTGTTTCATATGAAAACCAGCTCCTAGTTCTTTATCACCTGATTTATATGCTTTTTTCATCTCATTTTTGTATAAAACTCTCTCATCAAACCATTTCTTTAATATAGTAGATAAAACAGATTCCCTATCTGTGTTAAACATCACACCATTTGCAGATATAGAGAGATCATTTTGCTCAACCATGTTTACTAGTCTACCTACATTAACCTTAGTTCTACTGCGTTTGGCATTTTCAACAATTAATTCCTCTTCAGGGTCTCTACGTTTTAGATCGTTTAACCCTAAACGATTATTCCTATCATCAGCATCTATAATCCTACCAACCATTGTTTCTTTACCAATATTAATAGTCATGATAATTGAAGGGTATAGTGATGTTAAATCCTCATCAAACACATAGTTATAGATACCTGCTTTAGGGCAAAACAAATAACCACCAGCGTAGTTTTTCTTTGAAAATGGATTACGTTCTTTAGCGGGGGGTACAATCTTTTGACTTAAAAGGTAAGCTGAAATTGCTCCATCTTGGGTTTTAGTGTTAGCATATACTTCACTGTAATTATGTTTGCCCTTATGAGCTAGGTTTTTAACAAGTGATAAAT